AGCCATCACCGCCCTCCGCACTGCCCTCACCGTCCCGAAGCAGGAGCCTGTGGCGTGGATGGTTTACACGCTCGATGGCAAGTCAGTCTGCGTGACCGACAACCCTGCCGATTTTACCGATCAAAATAGAGCATTGCCACTTTACACCGCCGCGCTGGAGCAACCGCGATGACACGCGAAGAACTAGACGCGCTATGGTTTCAAGCGATGCGCCAGTCTATCGAGGCCGGTGAGGATTTTATCCGTTACCACTTCGCCGCCCTCGTTGCCGAGCGAGAACGGGAAACGTGTGCGATTGCTGGCGGTGCCGCAGCCATGGCGGGACTCGACCATTTGCAAGTAGCCGCCGCGATTCGGGCGAGGGGTGAGACATGAACAGAGATGACATCATCCGACTGGCGAAAGAGGCTGGGTTCGTGATTGATGAGAAGGCCAGACAACATCAACCGAACTGCATCTTTCACACGCACCATATGATTGATGAAGGACTGACACGTTTCGCCGCCCTAGTTGCCGCAGCCGAGCAGGAGGCGTGTGCAAAGGTGTGTGAGGAAAATGGAGACAAATGGGCAGACGGTAGTGACGAATGGCGTAACGGTCAGGCAACGGCTTCTTATTACTGCGCCATCGCGATTCGGGCGAGGGGTGAGGCATGAAACCTGACACTTACAAGTTGATTCAGATGTGCGTCGAGGCCGGTGTGACGCGGGGGCTGCGTCGGGCATACAAACACGACGATGCGCCGACAAAAGAGCAGATCGAAAAGCAGATCAATGAGGCTGTAATGCTTGAAGTTTGCGAGTGGTTTAAATTTGAAACGGAAGAAGAACCTTGGGAACCATGACTAATTTGTATTATTCTGCTCAACCCGCACAGGAGACAAAGTATGGTACGTACCAAGCCTAAGAAAACCAAAAAGAAACCGACCAACGCAGTAAACCCAAGCCACTACAAAGGCGACATCGAGTGTATCGATGCGCTACGTACCTGTTTAACTCCAGAAGAATTCCAAGGGTACTGCAAAGGCAGCGCTTTAGCTTACCTGTGGCGGCATGGAAAAAAAGACGACCCAGTTCAGGAAGCTAACAAAGCCAGTTGGTATGTAAAGTGGCTATGCAACATAGACCCTAGAAACTGACAACTACTCCATAGACACGAGCATGTGGTGGAGGAGGTGTGACACCCTATCCACCAATGCCTCATCTGCTGATAACTGATAGTAACCAGCAACATCTAAAACCGCATGCACGGCTTCATGCATGAAAACCTGTTGGCGGTTAGTACCTTTTAAAGACGATAACAGCTCAATCCGATACATGTCTGGCAACCACATACCAACAGTATTTGCCCCGTGCTTCCACTTACTTTTCGGAATATTTATTACTGTAATGGTATGACCGGCCAGGTTAAACTGCTTTGGAACTCCGTCCCCAACCCTAATTTTCGCGGGCATACAGCCTCCTAGGCGTCTTTTTTTAGCTCTTTAGGGTAGCGTGCCTTCACGTCCATGATGCGCTGGCGCATCTCTTCAAGCGCTACGTCCCCTTTCCACAGAGCATCCAACTGTTCGCGGATATCTGGGTATTCATCCCTACGCAATTCTGCGTAATTCTGTTTAACTCGCAGCTTCACAAGGCACCCGCACAGTCATATTTAACAGCCTAACATGAGTAAGCACTACAGATACTAATTCACTGTAGTCAACTTCTAGTTCCAACGAACCGTCGTTAACTTCTACCCATTCTCCCTTAACAAGCGCCTTGGTTCCAACTGGCAGGTTACTAACGAGATTAGTAGAGATGGTAGGAACAAAGTGACGGCGGTACCCCATCCTATTGTTTTCAAAATCATACCAAACCGAATCCGGGTTTACATGCCCGCTAATACGAACAACAGCTGGATATTCAGCCAGTTGTTCGTTAGCAATGTCCCCTTCGATGGCCATCGTACAGCGGCCAGTAGTATCGAATACTAAAACCGTCATCTCTTAACTCCCATCACCGAGAGAGTAATGTTTTTCAAGTACGAAGAGTTGCTACCTTGTCCCGGGTTGCCGTCAACCAACCGAGTGCCAGAAACCACTTTGATTCGTACGTTTTGCAACGCCGTACCGGTATACGTCATTGTAATTGGCAGGATAGCCTTAGTGTCACCGCTATAGGTTCTAGTACCAACACGTTGTTCACCAATAAGCAGGTACCCATTACCGTCATACTTGTCCATCATCATAAACAGATGTTGACCACAATCTAACGTGTGAGCGGCATCCATGGTTGCGTAGAACACAAACTGACATGCAGCTGTACTATCAACGCCGATGTTAATCTGCGGCGTTTCCATGACTAACGTAGCACCAGTAAACGTAGGCGTAGTGTTGGTTACCGTACGAGTGTAGTCACCGTTGCCAGCGCCTACAAAGAAGTAGTCCTGAATACCGTACCACGGATCGTAAACATAAACGTAGTCACCGTTGCCAGTGCCAACGTAGTTATACGTGTACGACGGACCACCGCCCGTCATAACGATAGCGCTAGACACTAATATCTCACCGGAGGTATATACCTGGGGAACCGTGATGGCCGCCCCAGCAATCTTTAAGGTGCTAACGGCTAAGTTATCGATCTTGGCAGTCTTTACTCCGAGGTCCGGAATATAAAGCCGATTGCGCCCGATAGAGCCGTCGTAGTAGCTATCAAGAGTAACGTTGTCTACAGTAATCCTAGCGGCGTCTAAAGAACCAGTCGAGATCTTAGCTGCACTTATGCTAGCAATCCTGGCGTCATCGATCTGGGCTAACCCAATCTTAGCGGTAGTAATAGTACCGTTTCGAATAACAGCATCCGTTATATAGACACCAGGGTCTACAGGAACCCCGTTGATAGTAGTAGGACTTGTCTGCACTATGAACGGAATAATCGTCGTCTGACCCGGCGACGCAATTGAGAACCGATCGGCGCGAACAATAAACTCAGAACTTGGCGTCGCGTTATTGACAGTCGAAGCGAGTCCAAAACCAGATACGTATCCGTTCAGGTCGACCTTTACTGTGTATTGCCCAAACAGAGTACCGTCAGCATTTGCACGCGCCGTAGCTTCAGCTTGAATAGCCGCTGTGTTAGTACCAACCGCAGCATTAACTTGGTCAATGTACGAAGCTTGAGCTGTACCGTTAGGGAATATCTCGGTGGTTAACAAACTAACAGCGTTAGCTGTAGCCACAACACCCGTCGTAGGATTATTTACAGTACTCTGAAGAGCTGTAATTGAGTTACCTTGGGCTGTTATAGTCCCCTCAGCACTAGTCACACGAGTGTCTAACGCACTCAAAGCCGTCGACGAAGCCCTAGTAGCAAGACCCGTACTAGGGTCGTTAATTGTATTAGTAAGACTAGTAATCGACGCCCCTTGAGACGTTATCGTGCCTTCAGCAGTAGACACACGGCTATCTAAAGCACTTAAAGCCGCCGACGAAGCCCTAGTAGCAAGTCCAGTAGTAGGGTGGTTAATTGTATTAGTAAGACTAGTAATCGACGACCCTTGAGACGTTATCGTACTTTCAGCGGTAGTTACACGACTGTCTAAAGCACTTAATGCAGAAGATGAAGCCCTAGTAGCAAGTCCAGTCGTAGGGTGGTTAATTGTATTAGTAAGACTAGTAATCGACGTCCCTTGAGACGTTATCGTACTTTCAGCGGTAGTTACACGACTGTCTAAAGCAGTCAGGGCCGCCGACGAAGCCCTAGTAGCAAGTCCAGTAGTAGGGTGGTCAATAGTGTTCTGCAGTGACGTGATAGACGTCGACTGCGAAGTGTTTACTCCCTCCGCTGCTGTTACACGGCTATCCAAAGCGCTTAATGCAGAAGACGAAGCCCTGGTAGAAAGACCGGTAGTAGGGTGATTTACAACATCGCTCAACGAAGTAATTGCTGAGCTATTTGATACTATGTTTCCTTCTGCAGTTGAAACTCTAGTAGTTAACGCTCCAAGCGCAGTAGAAGTAGCAACTACTCCAGTCGTTGGGTTCTCTACGGTACTCTTTAACCCCACAATTGCTTGCGCTGCTGCAGAAGTACTATCCGATGTAATCGTGTTGATCTCAACGATTTTAGAACCGTTGTTTTTTACGATATCACCAACGTTTGTATACGTACCTAAAAACGTCCAAAACGTAGTGTTTGTCGGCAAGTTACCGGTAGTCGAACTTTTAGCCTCGTACAGGTTTCCGTTGTAGACAACAATCCCGCCTTTCTTGTAGGCAGTAGAGTTGTTGTACTCCATGACGTCATCGAGTGAAGCAATAGAAGCCGAAATAGCTGCGGCTCTAGCAGTTGCTTCATTGTTTATTGCAGTCGCACGAGCAGAAGCTTCATTGCTTATTGCAGTCGCACGAGCAGAAGCTTCTTGCGCTACACGCCATGCAACGGAGTTCGTTACTGCAGCACTAGCATCAATAAGGTCGATTCTATTTTTTAAATTACTATACAACTGACTCTCAGTTATGGCGCCGGTAAGCACCGCTAACAAAGCGTCAACATCTACAGCAGTAACCGCTTGATCGCCATTTGCGGCTTGAAACGGCCCTTGGATATCGTAAAGGGATACGTGCCGAGCCCAGTAGTAGTACGTCTTACCGCCACCTACAGGGTCTATGAACGAAATACCGGAGCTAATGCCAACCAGCTGGGCATCACCAATAACGTCGGCCGTATGCCGCCAGATTTCTGTATGAGAATGAGGGCCGTAGTTAGGGTAGTCCCAGAAACACGTAATGATTGAGTAGCCGCCATTAGCCGAAAAATTAGTCGGCGCAGTGGGGGTACCATTTGCTGGCGGAGGCGGTGGAGGTGGCGGAGGAGCAGCGCTAACGTTAAACGGATTGTTACCCAGCTCAACAGCTAGCCCAGAGTCAATCAGCTCGCGCAGCGTAATCGCCCTGTCCCTAGCGTCTCCACGCCTACCCAGACGGATATCTAAGGCTTCCGTTATGCTTTCAAGATAACGCCGAAGCGCTGGCGAAATATCTGCAGGCGGCTTAGAGAACCCAGGGACTTCTGTAGGGTTGTTAGTGCGTGCTTTACTCATGTGGCAGAAATCTCGTCCATGCTCTGAGCAAGGCAGACTTCATCGATATCAACCTCGCCAGAGACTTGTACTTCCCACACTTGGGCAACTTTCGCTGGAAGCCGCATCACAGGCTCACGTAATGATCCTGCTGAAACGCCGCTTGGCACAGTAACAGTCTGTGTATACACGTTAGCGGCAAACGACAGTGTATAGTGGGCCACCAAAGTACCATCGGCCCAGACTTTAACCTCTACCGGATAAGCCTGAGCCTTTACCGATACCCACCCCATGCTAAGAGGCTTCGGTAGGACCAGCTGCTTAGACTTCCACGTAAGCGTGCGCTTAGAGGTACCGCCGCGGTACTTCTGAATCTTGTTAGCTACAATCAGGTACAACTCACCGTCTTTAGGGTTCATGTACCCGCCACGCACTTCACCAACCGAAGTGATGTTGGAGATGGCGGCTTCTTCAGCTCGAGGGTCGAATACAAACCCTTTGTGGACCCCGCCAACTGACCAGAACGCTACGTACGTGTTCTCGTACCGGAAGGCCCTAAACCCAGTAGGGTTAAAGTCCGCATTCCACTGTTTAGCGGTTATAAGCCCCTCGGTTACAACGCGGCCTTCGCTACCACTTACGGCGCACAGACCGTCCGGCCCGGCATAAAGCAGGTAAGAACCCATATCGACAACGCTGTTGGTGTTAACACATGCCTGTGGCAGGTCGACACGAATAGCGGTCATTGCACTAGGATCAGTACCAGTGACAAAGTACGGAGTGCCATTGGTCAACGCTATAATGCCGTTGGCCACTGCGCCTATGGCTACAATCGTTTCCTCGAGCGTTATGCGATAGTCAACCGGCCAAGCGTGAGGTAGAAACGGTTCACTGAGACATAACCGTTTGCCAGTGAACCCTGCAAACACACCGTTGGCCACGGCTATCAGACCCTTCATAGGGCCATCCGGGTAGAGGCTAGCGTTATCGTCTGGCGGGCCAATCCAAGATGCGCTTGGCAGGACTTCACCAAGACCCGCTGAAGGAGTTGTGTCCGAGTACGTAGTGGTAGCAATAGCCACCTGAGCCAGGAACTGAAACGCGCTGCTATTGGAACCAGTGTTAGACCGATAGATACGCTTGTACGCACCGGTACCAAAGTTGTAGTTGCCGGTTGGCAGGTCGCCGCTAGGCATAGTTATGACTACAGTTTCGGTATCCGTACGCTCAAACTGCGTGCTAGGCGGGCTAGGCGGACCTTCTTCGCCAAACGCAGTAACGAACGTGTACACATAGGACACGTCATCTGGCGTTTGATCGGGGTTCACTGTACCGCTTTTAGAGGTCGTAGGAGCGTTAGCCGGAGCCGGTACACCCAGCCTATAGCTGTTTGCGGGGTAGCCCGCTCCGCCAGCCACGATCGTACTAACAGTACCCATGCGTGGATAGTTCTGACCAGTCCAGTACAACCTCGCTAGGGTGTCACCTGGAATTGGACCCGGAACAGCTTTTACACCGTCCTGATCCCACTCAAGCCAGTTAGTGTCACGATAGAAATAAATAGACCGCCTAAGGCCGCTTTGCAGCGTAAAGGTGTCTACGTCGGTAGTGATAGGCGTAAGCCTACCGGAAGAAAAGTCTACGTTTTCGGCGATCTGTGCGAACTGATCCGCTAACAGACGAGGGGATACGCCGGGAGCTATGCCACTGAACCGATCCCGCTTGAAGTAGGCCATAGATACCTCACTTGAGCAGCAAGGTAACCAGAATCCCTGCCATGCTACAAATCAATGTGAAACCAATCAACAGGCCCCAGTTATTGATCTTCTCCACCCCCTCCTCGATCTTATTAAGCCTATCAAAGATGCCTTTAGATCTTTCTTCGCACATTACTTCGTGGGCGTTTAGCTTTGAAGCAATCTCCCAGTACCGCTCATCGGTAGAGGTGTATGTATCGGGGGCCATATCTACTTACCCTGGTTAAGTGTGGAACCAGGGCCCCGCCGGGTGGCCAGCGGGGCCACCATAGTTACTCCGGATCTTTAGACGGGGCAGACGGGCTAAGCTGCTCCATTGCCTGCATCTGCAGTTTCTGGATAAGGCCCGCCACCGCTTCAAACGGCTGTTTGGCAAGCGCCCCAATGAGCAGATTAGCCTCAGCCTCGGTGATCTTAAAAGTTAAATCCTTCATTGCCAACTCCTTAGGAAAGACCCTGCATATACTATCACTGTAAAAGGCGCTGGGCTACGGCGCGGAGTCAATCTCAAATGTAATGGTGGCGGAGTCCAAAACACTGCCGGTCGAGGCCAGCCTGATTTGTATGTCAAGCAGCCGGTGGGCGTATGCGTCCGTCACCGTAAGCCCCCAATCCCGGGTTGTTCCAAGATTCAACCAAGAGCCTGTCGAGCCGAGTTCCGTTCCAACGGTGCCGTACGGATTGCTGAACGTCGCGTAAACGTCAAACAAGGAGGCTGATCCAGACACCAGCCACTCCCCACTTATGTCTGTCAACACTCCATTGCCGGTTAAACCATTTGTTTTCCTTGCGACCCCGGTAGATAACAGCTGGTAATAACCGGTGGCATTACCGCCGCCAACACCAGAATAAAGAAAGTTCAGCACGCTCTGGTTAGAAATGGCGACGCTTCCCACTGGCGTAGCTCGCTTAGAGTAAAACTCGTTAAACGAAATAGCGCCAGAGGAAAACGTTCCAGACCCGCCTGCGTCGGTATACCAAGCGGTCCCACGGTACGCATTCAAGTTATTGCCGCGGCCAAACTCAGCGTTGATCTGCGACATACTGATTGCGCCAGAGGACTGTAAAGTCATTTAACCTTACCTCAGGCCGTAGGAGGAGGTACAGAGGCAACCGGATCGGGAGCCGGTACCCACGGAAGCGGCTTCTGCTCCATAGCAAGCCTCTCGGCTTCCTTGGCGACCACGTAGGCAATGTGAGCCTTTACGCCATCAAGAGTGGTCGGCATACCTTCGGCTACGGGCTCACCCTCAACCCACGAAACAAGCTGCTCTTCGGTCAGGTTCGCAAAAGCAGTAAAGTTCTCAGGGTCTACACCGCTTAACTTAATGACAGTCGGGAGCGAGAACGTAGCCGCGCCGTCAGCTCCGGTAACCGTAACATCAATTTCTTTAACCACATCGACCAAACTACCTTCGCTCTTAACGCGAACGGCATTGATCTTGTACGAGTACGCAATAGCCATATCAATCTCCTTAGTGAAGTTTAGCTTTCAACGCCTCAAGCTCACGCTTGATGGCAACGATCTCTTTGGCAAGTTCAACGGCCGACGCCATCGCGGCGTTGCCGTACGAGACGGAGAGCGTGCCCATCTCATCTTTGGCTTTAGTAATCGCTTCCGGCAGAAGCTTTTGGAATGACTGCGCGCCAATACCAACTTGCGTGATCTGTTCGCCGTCGATTCGGTCGTAGATGCCGACCTTGACCTGGGCCAGACGCTCGACAAAGTTCTCCGGCATCGGGCGCCAGTTGGTCTTGAGTCGCTCGTCAGAGTATGCAGTGACGTTGCCGGCCGCGACGATCGAGTACGACATACACGATCCGAAGCCGCCGTTGATCAGGACAAGCATTCCGTGGCTATCAAGGTTGCCAGCGACACCGCCAGCGCTCGGATATGACCACGCGATACCATACAGGTTGCCGGCGCTCGTGCCATCTGCAGGGAGCTTGTACGAGTCGCCCATAGCGAACACGCCTTGATAGCGCGTTGAGGCGTATGCCCCGACGATGCCGCAGCCGTAGTTGTCGTCGATGTAAAAGTTGCCGTTGGCGCGTGTGGCGCGAGCAGCCGTAATGTTCCAACTTCCCGACGCGTTGCCGCCGGTGAGGGTTGGTGAGTAACTGTTGTAGTTGCTGCTGTCGAGGGCGGTCGCCATGTTGCCGCCGTACGCATTCTTTGCGATGTAAAAAACGCCATTAGCCCATTGGAATTGCCACCCGTAACTTTGGTTGTGGAACCCCGTGCTGTTTGAATCGGACGCGGTCATTAGATTGACAATGCCAGCGCTTCCGTTTCCGAAGGCAATGCCGCCCCAGCCGTTGTTTGATCCGTCGATGCGCCATGCGCCGTAGGTAGCATTGCTTGGATAAAAATGCGCGCCCGCAACGCCATTCGACGAGAAAAGGCCAGAGCCACTGCCAATACCAATCCATGTCGGCGTGTACAGATAGCCGTTGCTTCCGTCGTAGAACGCAAGGTTTCCTGCGCTGCCGCCGGGCGATCTGCTGCCTACTGATCCAGCGTTTCCGGTGATGTTGATGCCCCAAGTTCCGCTTGCGCCGCTGCCAGTGAGGGTTGGCGAGTAGGAGTTGTAATTCTGGTTAGTAAGAACCCTGTTCCACGTTTGCCAACTGCCCGCAGCCCAGCCGCCACGGAAGCAAAGATCATTGCCGGCGTGGCTTACATAGAACTGGGCCTGCCCCGGATATGAGTAGAAGCTGATGGTTGTGCCGTAGTTGTAAGCGTACGCCGTTGGCTTGTTTGGGCTGCCTTCGATGTAGCCAGAGACTACGTTTGAGTTGTAGTTGCCGTAGGTGTTGAAGTCGATGTTATCGACGTTCCCACGGTGCATGAGCGTGTAATCGTTGTAGTTTCCGCTATGGAGCGACTGGCGAATGTTCGCTGACAAGCCAACCTCTTTGGCACTGGTTGGCTTGCCTGTGCCGCTGATAGAGGTGACGCGGTTGCGTGGATAGGTTGCGTAGGGGGCATACACGCGCACGTAATAGCCGTGCCAGTACGACTGGCTTGGAAACCAAAAGCAAAGATTTCCGTTGTAGTTGATGGCTACCAACCCGGAAATGTTGGTTCCGTTTGAATAGCCGCCGTGATTGATGATCGTGTCGTAGTAAATGTAGCCCTGATATTGAATATCGAATGGGATAGCGCTGCCGTATGAGTTGCCGCGAATTTCGAGAATGAACGGATCGCCGCTACTGACGGCGTAGTTGATGTCTGTCTGGATCAGTGTGCCACTTGGGAAATCGCGCTCAGAGTGAACCCAAGCGTCTGCGAGAAACTTCCCGCCCCCCAAAACATAACCGGATGTGGTGGCTTCAAGAATGTTGCCGCCGCCGTATCCGGAGCGGTTCACCGTAAATGTGTTAACGCTATGTACTTCGTTGCCTCCGCTTGAGGACATCAGCGATGACCACGAGTTCACGTTGCCAACGGTGCCGCCGAAGTAGATTGTTCCAGTAAGGTGCGAGGTGCCCTGAATGCCGAGGGTGGCGTCGGTGTTGGTTGAGCCGCCGGCAGTTAGGCTTGGAACGCGAAGCGCTCCTGATGGCTGCATTTGCGCCACCACGCCGTTATTGAAGCGGAACTGCAGCACATCGTCTGAGTCATCGCCCCAAGCAATCACGGCGTTGTAATCGTTGCTGCCAGCGCCGCGACTTATCAGCCCAAAGAATGCCGCATCGGACGCGTTGGTTACATGAAGGCCAAAAGCATCGCCCGGCAGATAGTTTGGAAACGCGCCGGCCGTATACCTTGCGTCGTATCTGCCCCAGTGGATCTGCCGATGCCAAGCCTCGCCGGAGCCGCTCGTTTCAAGCCTGTACGTGAGCGGGCCGGTCATGATTCCGCCAGTTAGCGGAAGCGCGTAGCTGCCGTAGTTGGTGCTATCGAGAAACTTGCGCCAAGTTTGCCATGAGTAGTCGCGGCGCTGGCGGAACCACAAGCCGGGATCGCCTGATGTCGGGCTGTAGAACTGCGCGATCCACTGCCCATTATTCAGATGGTCATAGTCCCAACGATGCCCGTAGTAACCCTCGGGCAATCCAGTCGCGTTACTGGCCACGTGCCAATACCCCTCGACTGGCGAATTCATATCCGCATTTGGATAAGTGCCGTCAGTGCGGAAATAGTTAGCTGCCGCGACGCCTCCAAGCTGCGCCGCAGATCCGCTGATGTTAATGCCCCACGTTCCGCTGGCGTTGCCGCCTGTCAGGGTGGGTGAGTAACTGTTGTAGTTTCCGCTTGTAATCACATCAACGTAGCTTGAATACGCGGTTGCAGAGCCAAAGGACTGCTGCCATATCCGCATACCAATGGCGTCCTTGCGAAACATCACAAGGTTGTCGTTTCCGCCGCTGCTATCGGAGTAGCTTCGCAGGTGGATGTAGTCCGCATAGGGCGAGGTGTTGTTGTTGGCCCAGCTCGTGAAGCCTGTTCCGATCCGGCTTGCGGTTTGCGCCGATGGCGAAATCGTTCTCAGGTCATACGAGCCGAGAAGCGTTGCGGTTGCCGCGTTTCCAGTAACGCTGATTCCCCAACTGCCAGACGCGCCGGTTCCGGTAAGCGTTGGTGCGTAGCTGTTGTAATTCCCCGTGTTCAGGACGAGATGCTGGCTTGTGGTCGCATACATCTGCCCGGCCGTGTACCAGTTGCCCGATACGTCGAGGCGAGCATTGCCGTTTCCTGTGTAGGTAACAGTGCGGCCAGCCGCGCCCGTCCCAGAGCCAAAGAAGAAAAAGCCGCCGCCTTGAAACCGCAAATACGAAGTCGTATCTGGGCTAGGCGCAATGTGCTCTTCAGAGGTTGCCGTATGGCGCACGTTGAAACCAATGCCGCCATACGCGCCGCCGCTGTACCCGGCAACAAGCCCGCGCCCTTCAGAGCCGCCGCTGCCAAGGTTTACGTTGAACGCGCCCGCGCCATCGCGGAAGTTCGGCGCAGAGAGCGCTCCGGTCAGCGTTCCGCCTGTAAGCGGCAAGGCGTAGCTGCTGTAGTTGCCAGCGTCCAGCGCAACGTACGCCGTGCCATTGCGCGCAACGTTCAGCCCTGTTGCGCTTGTAACCCAAAGGCCGCCAGTGCCAATGAGCGGATCGGTAGTGCCGACGCCCCGTGAGGTGCCGGTGATGCTGATGCCCCACGTTCCGCTAGGCGTCACCGTAGAGGCAGCTGTGGCTCTTCCCTTAGCGTCAAAGGTGATCGACGGAATGCTGTTGTTGCCGCCATAAGTACCCGCAGCCACGCCGCTGTTGGCAAGCGTCGTTGCGAACGATCCCGTGCCAGATCCGGTCACGTCGCCCGTCAGGGTAATGGTCTGATCGCCCGTGTTCGTGCCGGAAACGGTGGCTGCGGCAGAGACGGTGAGGTTTCCAGACAGGGAGATTGTGCGATCCGCGTCGTTGACGTTCAGATTCAGAACGCGACCCAGAGTCAGGTTGGCGCTGTTGGTGATCTGCAGATAGTGAGACGGCGTGCTGTCGTCGTACAAGAAGATGTCGCCGAAGTAGCCGCTTTGCGTCGATGTCGCGCTGCTGGACAGTGCGTCGGTAATTCCGTAACCGGAAAGGTTGGTCGGGTTAGTTCCGCCAGTTACCCGTCCCTTTGCATCGACAGTGACCTTGGTGTAGGTGCCGGCGGTGACGCCGGAATTTGCAAGCGTTGTGGCGAATGACAGGTTCGCGGAGCCGTTAAATGTTCCGCTTGTGCCCGTTACATCGCCGGTCAGTGCAATCGTGCGCCCAGTCTCCCAAGTGGTCGCGGTCGCGGCATTCCCAGTAATCGAGATCCCCCACGTACCACTCGCACCTGTTCCGGTAACAGTCGGAGCATCAGTAATTCCATACCCAGAAAGCGTGGTTGGCTTGCTGAGGATATCGCTGAATGCACCGGTATTAGCGACCGTTGCTAGTGAACGGTTTTTCCACAGCCCGCTAGCGCTTTCATAGCTAAGTACTTGGTTGTTAGCGATAGACGTTAGTAATACGTCGTGTAACTCCGCTACTTCGTACCCGTTGGCAATATGAATGTAAAGCGCGCCAACACTGGCGTGGCTTTTTACGCACCAACCTATAAGGACAGCATGATCAGGCGGAGACGGACGAGTAGACGTAAGCCCACCAGCAACAGTCGCGGACAGCCAGACAGCACCACCTTCAGTAAGCGTTGAAGTATCAAGGCCAGAAACAATTCCGTTTGTGGCTACAAATCCAGTCTGTGCGTTAGCAATAGTCTCGGCAGTTATGCCAAGCGTTTTGCTAGAAGTACCTTCGCTATTCGCTTGTGAAAGGACAACGTTTACATGGCTACCAGTGGAACCAGTGATGTAAACAACAGAGCCCTTTGGGATAGCGCTGCCAGTGGAATTTGTTACTCGGAGAAATAACTCTTCTCCGATCTGCATTGTTACGTTGCCACCTTTAAGGCCAAGGTCCAACGTACCGGCTGTATCGTTCCAAGTTAAAGTGGCAACACCCGGCTGACCGCCGCTACCGCTAAGCGTAACCGACGGAACGGTTATGCCGCCCGTTAAAGTTCCGCCGGTAGCAGAAAGCTTTGTACCGAGTTCGGTGTTTATGTTGCTAAAGTTAGCGTCAACTTCAGCGTTTGTAAGCGGAGAGCCCTTTACCGAACGAAGCGTAATTGTTGCCATTCTGTGCCCCTAATTAGCCGAAAGTAGAAACCGTGGGGGAGTATCGCTACTCCCCCACTGTTTGTTACACGGCCGAGAGGGTGATGGTCCAGGATACAGTCATAGAGTCGTCTGCTCCCTTGTTGACCACCGGAAACACAGTACGGCAAAGCATATCGCCAGCCGTAGCGGCGTTAAAAATGCCCGCCTCAGTTACAGCACCAGTCGCGTCGCCAGCCTCAAACGAGGCGACATACGTGACCTTTTCGTTGTTGGTGCCGCTGATTGTGGTCGAGTCAATCGCTTCACGAACACCTAGGACGCTGACCAAGTCAGTCTGCGCCGCAGCGGCTGCAGTAGTAGACGAGCCCAACGCCATGTGGGACATAACAACTTTAGCCGTGCCAACCATGCGGCTGACAATGTAGCCAAGACCAGTGTTAACCACGAGGTTGTCCACTTCACGCTCGTCTTTAACCGCGCCATCCTTACCACGGAGAACGATCTTCAGCCGGCCCTTAACCTTAAGATTTTCCAAGGAGTTCATCTACAGTACCTCAAGAGAAGTTACGGGAATCGCCAACGTAGTCCTCTGCAAAGTATGAGGCCTCACAATAACCTTGCGAGCGTAGGGTTCCCGAACTACCAACGCCCACACTATCAAAATGACCCTTACCCGAGGTATTGGTAACGATATCCGTCACCTGGGCAGAGTCCCCATAAGTCCGATTGTACCCAATTTGACGGTTGAAGGTTGAAATGATAAACGCTGAGTCGCTGACGCTCTTGGAAAAGACCATTTCCTGGTCATCTTCTAAGGACAGAGCGCCGTCAAAGTCGTCGGTCGCGCCAACAACGTCGAAGAAGTTCTTACCCCGGATAACCGTAATAGCGTCCAGCGCCCGGGCTCCGTCCAAAAGGGGCCTGGTTACTGCGTTAACGGCTTTTTCAAAAACTGCAGCCGAATCAGATAGCTTCTTAGACACCGCCTTACCAGCTAAATCCAACGCCCGAGGGGTGTCGGATAGCGACTTCGCTGTCTGATACACGACGGTTTCAGTGGTCTTAGCTGAGTCTAAAAGTGCCTTACCGGTCACTAAAGACGCGGTATCCGAGCTACGGGCAGCATCACTAACTGGCCGCACAAACGACTTAGCAGCGGTATCCGCCGCTAACGAGGTATCAACCAACACCTTTGCTACTGCTCGGTTAGCCGCATCAGAAGCACGCGCCCCGTCGGCGGCGGCCTTAAACAGGCCTACCGTTATGGCCTCAATAGCCCTAGCAGCGTCAAAGAGCTGCTTGACCGTACTGCGGTTAGCGGCATCAGAGCTACGGGCAGCGTCTGCTAGCGCCTTGGCGACGCTTGAGCTACGGGTATCCGAGGCGGCAGCTGTGTCAGTAAGCGCCTTGCCAGAGCCACGGCTGATGGAGTCTAAAACCTTAGCGGCGTCCGCCAGTGCCTTATAGATATCCGCTCGCAAAGCGTCCCTGGCCGCTGGTACGTCGTTCAGCTCCTTTACGACGCTTAGCACTTCGGAATCGATAGCCTGGAAAGCGTCTTCGCCTAGTTGCTTCCCCAAATGTACTGCGTGTTGCGAAAAAGCAACAAAACCATCTTGCAAGGGGCGGTTAAGCCCAAACAAGAGCTGATCAATGGCCGAAACGGCGTCACTAGCTCCCTTGCCAATATCAAACCCAGTTATAGCGTCAGACAGCTGCGCATTTTCGTCAAGGAAGGCAAACTTAAGGAACACGCCGATCTTGTACGTAAGCGCCAGTAACTGCGCCTGAACGTCCATGCGCGCCTGTACGGCTGCGACATTGGCAGAGATAACCGCCGCATATGGGTTCAGCTTGATCTGCTGGGCGACCGGGTTTAGGTCAATCTCTACAGTAGATACGTCGAGTTTGATCCGCCGGGTTACGACCTCCGACTTGATCTTGTTCCAGTACCCAAACCGGAGCAAGTCGATAGCAAAGAAGGAATCGTCGCCGGTTTCTTGGGCCGATTGCGCGCCTTTAACTATTAGCTTGGCGGTACCGCTGAATTGATCCGGCTGTTCGATGCCAACGATCGTTCCGCGAACAAGCAGCTTGGCAAACCCGCTCAGCTGGTCGGTAGCGGTTTCCGTAGCAGCAGCAACACCAACAACCGGCACCCAGAACGCGGTACCAGACGCCGCAAATACGTCTTGCCCAGTTTCGCCAACGGCCAGCGCACCAGAGACAAGGGTCAAGCCTGTGGCCGACAACGTGTCAGCGCCAAACTCAACGCCAGCTAAAGCTCCGGTTGTTACTACTAACCCGGCAGCTGCAAGCTGATCAGCTCCCGTCTCGGTAGTGGCAAAGACGCCGAGATTAGCCACAGACCCGACTGCAGACAAAGAATCCGCACCAACTTCTGTAACTGCCCACGATCCGGTGACAAGCACCAAGCCAGCAGCAGCCAGACTATCGGTTTGATCTGTTGCGGCAATAGATCCAGTGACAAGTACTGAACCAAGCGAAGCAAGCGCGTCTTGGCCTACTTCAGTAGCTCCGAAGCTACCAAACGTTAGTACGTTACCGAACGAAGCAAAAGAGTCGTCACCGAGCTCAATGCCATTGAATGTGCCGGATATCCCGGCCCCTGTACCACCGTTTGCTGCAAATATATCTGCAGCTTCGATAGCGGCTAAATTACCTGTGCGAGAGCCAGCTGGTACGCCGGAGTCTAGTAAGTGCTGCCCAGCGGTGCCGGTCAGCAGAGCAGACCGGGAAAGCAGCATCTGTCCGGCGGTTACCCCGGACTGTTTAATTGCTAATAGGTGCTGGGCAGCAGTCCCGCTTGGCAGGCCGGACAGAAAGACTAGCCGCTGGCCTGACGTACTCATGGGCGGCCCTTAGGGAAGCGTCTTATTCCAAACCGCGTCGGCGATCTCGTTAGCTGTTGCTTGCCCCGTGTTAACTACGATTGTGGCAGAAATCAGCCCATACATACTTCCGGCCGCGGTTAATGAGGCTGCAGCCGTAATGCTAGAAGATATGTTCTGCTGGGTCTGTACTGCGACACCAGTTGCGGACAACGTCGCAGTTCCTTCCGAGTCATTGCGGCTGCTCATGCCTCCCGCTTTGGGAGGCAGGCTCCACGAGCCACCGGCCAGATTTCCGACCGGCAGCCCGCTGGTAGGCAGAATCCCACCCTGGCCCGCCCACTGATTGCGCAGGGACGTGCGTCCGAACATCGTCCGGTCTTGCGCGTTACCCCCGCCGATCATCCGGCGAGGGTATTGCGCGTTCAGGGTGAGGTTCTGCTTGAGCATGGATCAGCCCCAACCGAACTCGAGCGAGCCGTAGAAGTTGCTCGAAGCGGCCGTGGCGGCGCCAGCAAAGTACAGCCAGTTGAGCGCGGCGCCGTCGCG